ATAAATCAAATTTTAAATAACTAATTTTTATGTAAAATATATAAAATTTGGTTTTTTTTAGAAGAATACGAGTGAATAAATCAAAAATAAAGTTAAAAAAATTGTAATTAATGTGTAAAAACAGAATTTTTTTTTCTTTTGGTATAGTATATAATGGGAGGAGGACTCATGCAACTAGTAGCTTACGGCGCACAAGATGTGTATCTTACTGGTAATCCCCAGATCACTTTCTGGAAGGTTACATACCGCAGACACACTAATTTCGCAATGGAATCCATTGAACAGACCTTCAACGGTCAAGCCGACTTCGGTCGTCGTGTTCAATGCACTGTTTCGCGAAATGGTGATCTTGCATACCGAACTTACCTTCAGGTAACTCTTCCTGAAATTAGTAGTTCCGATTCTAATCACGCACGATGGTTGGACTGTCCAGGTGAACAATTGGTCTCCATGGTCGAAGTCGAAATTGGAGGACAGCGTATCGACAAACAATATGGTGACTGGATGCACTTGTGGAACCAGTTGACCCTTACTTCTGAACAAGAAGATGGTTACAACAAGATGATCGGTAACACGACTCAACTTACTTATTTGACCGACCCCGACTTCGCCGAAGTCGCCACGGCTTGCTCGTCTGCCTCTGTTCCAGAAGCAGTATGTGCTCCCCGTAAGGCTCTTCCAGAAACGACCTTGTACGTTCCACTTCAATTTTGGTTCTGTCGCAACCCTGGACTTGCCCTTCCTTTGATTGCACTTCAATACCACGAAGTCAAGATCAACATCGAACTTCGCCCATTGGACGAATGTTTGTTTGCTGTTGACACGGTAGCCGCCTCCGGAACTGGCAACCACAAATCAACTGCCGCATACAGCAAATCCCTTGTAGCCGCTTCCTTGTATGTTGACTACATCTTTTTGGACACCGATGAACGTCGTCGCATGGCCCAAAATCCACATGAATATTTGATTGAGCAACTTCAGTTCACTGGTGCCGAATCCATCGGATCCTCCAGTAACAAGGTTAAGCTTAATTTCAATCACCCATGTAAGGAACTTGTATGGGTTGTACAGCCAGATGTTAACGTCAGTTACTGCGATTCTTTCGTTGCTGGCCAACATCTTCACGCTGCTCTTGGTGCTCAGCCATTTAACTACACGGATGCTTTGGATGCTCTTCCACACTCCATCCGTGCCTTCTCAAGTGACGCTCAAGCCGCATCTGTTATCTCCACGACTACCGGTATGTTTGCCGATGCTGGTGCCATGGAGAACACGTCTTCTACCGGTATCGAATCTGATGTATCCGGTGCTTTGGGTGGAACTGTCTCGTCTGGTGTCTCTGATGCCGGCGCCTTCGTCCTTGCCGAAACCGCACTTAAGATGCACTGTTGGGGTGAAAATCCAGTTGTTACCGCCAAGTTGCAACTTAACGGACAAGACCGATTCAGTGAACGTGAAGGTTCCTACTTCGATGTCGTCCAGCCATACCAACACCACACGCGCTCTCCAGATGCCGGAATTAACTGTTATTCCTTCGCTCTTCGCCCTGAAGAACACCAGCCATCTGGAACCTGTAACTTCAGTCGCATCGATAACGCAACTCTTCAACTTGTTGTTTCTGCTGCTGCCATCGGTAACACGGCAACTGCCAAGGTCCGCGTTTACGCCACGAACTACAATGTTCTTCGTGTAATGAGCGGTATGGGTGGTCTTGCATACTCCAACTAATTTAACCAATATAGAATATAACATATTAATAACCATTGATTTATAAATTATAAAATTAATAACATAATTTTATTATTTACATTTACCAAATACACATCTAATATCAATATTACTTATTCAATACAATTGATTTTTATTTAAATAGAATACTGCTATTAATACTAACTAATATGGGGCAAGCGCAAAGTAGAAACTACAATTTTGAAGACGTCCAACATATCATAAAATGTAAGCAAAATAATAAAACAAATACTACTATATTAATTAATGTTCTTAAAGAATATGAACAAGGGTGTTTAATAAAACACACAATTGATGTCAAAAACGAAGTTAATGTGATTACTGAATGTTTAAAATCCAACAAACATGTTCATATTATAGTATATGGTAAACATGGGAGTGATGAAAACGTGGAGAAAAAACAAAAACAACTTATTTCATTAGGGTTTTACAATGTATTTGCTTATACCGGGGGTATGTTTGAATGGTTGCTTTTGCAAGATGTATACGGTAGAGATGAGTTTCCCACCACCACAGATGAACTCGATATTTTAAAATACAAAACATCAAGTCATTATTACAACAATTTATTGACCAATTAATTGACCGAAATAATATGATAACATAAGTAAAATTGATTTTGCTAATATATAATATTTATATTAACAAAACATAAACACTATCCTATATTTACAACAATGAATCTAACTCAGCAAAAACTTACCAAAAGCGAATGGGAATTCTTAGAACTTCCTGTAAACAAAAAGGAGTTGTATATATTAAGATTTATATACAAGTCATATACCAATACTACGCTTACAGAAAATCCTAATCATTCATTGATTAGTTATCTTAAAATAAATGTAGAAGATTATGAAGACTTTCACAAATACTTTTACAACAAATACTATGAAGAACCAATTCATAAAATCATCAAAGTTCATAGTCTCAATTATAAACTAAAAATAAACATTAAAAAACTAAACATTAAAAAAGCAAATAAAATCAGAATTCGCAAAATCAACACAGCGGAAATATTGAAAAAAAGTAATATATTTGAAAACGTATTGATGGAACAACTTACCATGTATTTTAAAACCACCAGTAAATCAAAGAAGTGTTACTATTATTATTCACTTCTTCAATTATCCACGCGAAAAGTAAAACGAGTAAACCATTTGTTAATGAAGTTTGTAAAATATGTGTTGGATACATTTCAAAATGAAATCAATGTGATAAACTTAATCAAACATTCTCATAAATACATTGAAGAAAATCCTCTTTTAACTGAATACAATGATATATCATTGTTTAGTCATCAAAAAAAAATGTTTAATTTAATACAAGGCAATACCAAACCCAAGTTGGTGTTATATCAAGCACCAACAGGAACCGGTAAAACAATGACCCCAATTGGTATGGTAAATAATCACACGCTCGTATTTACATGTGCAGCAAAGCACGTTGGTCTTCAATTGGCGAAATCATGTATTGCTTTAGAAATTCCAATCGCAATTGCGTTTGGTTGCGAAACTCCAGACGATATTCGGTTACATTACTATGCCGTCACTGATTTTGTAAGAAATCGTAAATCTGGTGGTATATTTCGTGTTGACAATAGTAATGGTGGAAAGGTAAAAATTGTTATTACGGATATACAATCTTATCTACCAGCAATGAATTACATGCTTGCGTTTAATAAAAAAGAAGATATGTTGTGGTATTGGGATGAACCGACCATCACGTTGGATTACAACGAACACCATTTTCACGATATCATGAAGAAAAATTGGCGCGAAAATGAAATTCCTAACATAGTATTGTCGTCGGCAACGTTGCCCTCTAGCGAAGAAATATTTCCAATGGTCGCTAGTTTTAAAGACAGATTTAAAGGAGAACAATTCAATATCGTTAGTTACGACTGTAACAAAACCATACAACTTTTAAACACAAAGGGTAATGTGGTAGTATTACACGATGAATATAACAATTATAAAAAGTTTAAGCAAAGTGTTAAATTTGTAACTAAAAATAAAACATTGCTACGTTACATTGATGTAAAGGAAGTATCCAAGTTTATTGTATATGTATTAGAACATATGGATATTCCAACACGTTACGCGCCAGAACAATATTTTGAAACCATTTCCGATATTACAATTCATACTATAAAACTGTATTATTTAACATTGTGTCGTCAGATAAAGGAGGTAGACTTTAAAACGTATAAAAATCAGAAAGTTGCTCCTTCGCCAGTGTCCACTATAAAATTAACCACAACAGATTCCAATACATTAACGGATGGACCAACTATATTTATGACAAATGATGTTGAAAAAATCGGAATGTTTTATTTAAAGGCCTCTAATATTCCAGAAAAGGTATTAAACGATTTACTTGCTATTATTGATACAAACGAAGAGTATAGGGAAGCATTAAATCAACTTATTAAGGATGAAAAACAGCGAACCGATAAAATAAACGACAAGGTATTGGATAGTGCACGTGCCAATGACAAGGAAACAAAGATACAAAATGAGTTTAATAAAAAGGTAAACGCATTTATGAAGAAAATGAAGAAAATAGAGTTGAGTCCAGAGTATGTTCCAAATAGAGAAGAACACTATAATAAATGGCACCCAAACAACGAAATTCCTACCAACCTTTTCACAAGCAATATTGATGAAGCGGTTGTAGAAGAAATTGTTTCGTTAGACGTAAACAAAGAATGGAAACTATTATTGTTGATGGGAATTGGTGTATTTAGTAGTAAAAGCGATGTTAAATACATTGACATTATGAAAAAATTAGCAGAAAAACAACAATTGTATGTTATTATTGCTTCGTCTGATTATATTTATGGAACCAATTATCAATTTTGTCATGGGTATTTGTCTAAGGACTTGCAAAATATGACTCAAGAAAAACTTATTCAGGCATTGGGAAGAGTTGGTAGAAAAAATTTACAGAAATCATATAGTGTCCGATTGAGAGACGATAAGATTGTAGATAAATTATTTATGGAGGAAATCGACAAGATAGAGGTTAAAAACATGAATAGGTTATTTGCTTAATTTATAAATACTATACCATAATTTTAATAAAACACTATAACTATTTTTTTTATTGCGTTTCTTTGTCTTCTTCTTTGCAAACGGTTTGGTATACATTAAACAATCGTTTACATTCCTTTGGTTTAAATGTAATGTTATGAACACCGGATTCACACAAAATCCAATTTAGAAGGGCCACATTTTTATTTGTAAGACCATTGTCTCGATGTGATTTTAACATTTAAATATAATAAAATTATTATATTTAAATTGGTTTTGTTAATTAATTTTAAATGTTATTTAACTAACACATGCCTCCGCGGAGTCGAAGAACAAGATGAAGAGTAGATTCCTTTTGAATATTATAATCCGTTAGGGTTCGTCCATCTTCCAACTGTTTTCCGGCAAAGATAAGACGTTGTTGATCTGGTGGAATTCCTTCTTTTTCCTGAATTTTTTGCTTGATATTTTCAATACTGTCACTTGGTTCTACGTCGAGGGTAATTGTTTTTCCGGTAAGAGTTTTTACGAAAATCTGCATACTATATGATATTTATGATTCAAATCTTTTTAAATCATTTGTTTAACAGTTTTTTTTATATCGTTTCAGAGAGCCATTATAATATAAAGTGTTGCTCCATCTGGTATATTGTAATCAGAAAGTGTTTGCATATCAGATAAACTAATGTCATTGTAGTATAATGCTCTAATAAGTGATTTAGTTATGCCTCTTTCATCATTTTCTATAGACTGCTTTACATCTTCGATTGTATCATTCAATTCAACGTTTAATGTCAACGTTTGACCTGTAATTATTTTCACGTAGATTTTCATATGTATTATATTAGTATTAAAACTCGGATTTAAATAGTTTGATTTAATCAAATGATACAATAATCTCTACATTTTCTTTTTTAATACTTTTTGTAGCAGATACAGATAACTCTTCCCGTGTTTTTCTTGTTGTTTTGTCTTTTGTTCCTTTCTTATTTTTAGATGTACTATTTCGTTTGTTCATATCATGCGATATCTCATCAAAATTTTGTTCGATATAATCCAATATCTTATTTTCAAGTATCCATCTAAAAAAATTCAGTTGTCCAATTGTAGTTTGAATATGAACATTCTCTTTGTAAGGAATTGTAATTCGATCCCATCTACAAAATGGATCAAATCGCTTCTTGGAGTATGCCCTTAACTTTAATTTATATTCCAAATACACTTTGAATCTTCGTTCAACGCCATCAGGGTGCTTAAATTTATACACCGTAAAAAATTTTTTACTATAATTGGTGGCAAACCAATCTATCAATCGTAAGGATGTTTTTGATTCCCCATTGATAATAGGAAGTATTTTTTCTAAATTAT